CATCATCGCCGGCCGCGGCAATGGCAAGTTTGACCCCGCCGCTACCGTTACCGGCAACGAGGCCGCCAAGATGCTGCTGGTGGCCGCCGGCTACGACGCGCAGCTCGAGGGTCTGACCGGCAACGACTGGGCCATCAAGACCGCTTCCCTGGCCTCTACCCTGGGCATCTTTGATGACCTGACCGCTCCCACCGGCGATCCTCTGACCCGCGACAACGCGGCGCTGCTGATCTACAACGCTCTGGACATCGAAATGATCCAGAAGTACGAGAACGGCTACGCCATTGCCTTTGAGGATCACCGTACCCTGCTGTCCACCAAGTATGGCGTTTATAAGGTGGAGGGCGTGGTCACCGGCAACGAGTGGGCCCAGCTGGAGGATACCGACAGCGAGGACGCCCTGGCCACCGGCAAGACCAAGATGGATCACGTAAAGGTCTACAAGTCCACCACCAGCAACACCGTTGTGGGCGAGTATGAGGAGGAGAAGAACCCCGTTATCTTCAACGTGTCCACTCCCGTCGACATGCTGGGTCAGACTGTGACCATGTATGTGCGCAAGACTACCGTTCTGGCCAACTCCGAGGTTCTGGGCGTGTATGTGAACGGCAACAACAACGTGGTCAAGACCACCGCCGACACCCAGGACACCATGAAGGACTTCCTGAAGGGTACCGGCCTGAGCGTGGACGGCGATACCGCCTACTACGTCAACTACGGCGTAATGAAGGACGAGGCTGCCGCCACCAAGGCCATGGGCTTCGAGTCCGGCGACCGCTTCAACAGCGTGAAGGGCAAGACCAACGGCTACGGCGTGGAGCTGACCGCCATCGACAACGATAACGACGGCGAGGTTGAGTACGTGCTGTACCTCCAGGAGACCCTGTCCCAGGTCATCGCCAAGAGCGACTCCAAGGAGACCACCACTCTGAACACCTTCAACTCCAACAAGGCCATTGACAACGAGGACATCGTGACTGAGGCCGACCTGGCTGAGGGCGACCTGGTTCTGACCATCTCCTACGGCGGCCGCTACTATGTCTCCGAGCCCCAGGTGGTCACCGGCCAGATGGAGTCCTATGCTGCCAACAAGGAGAAGGAGCAGACCATCACCGTGGGCGACACCGAGTACCACCCCTCCTACATCCAGTACAAGGCTGACACCGCCGACAACACCTATGAGTTCGACGTGCTCAAGTGCGACAACGGCGGCGTGGAGTTCGACTCCGACTACGACTTTATCCTGGACAGCAACGGCAACGTCATTGCCTACCGTCCCTCCGAGCAGGGCCTGTACGACTACGCCCTGGTTCTGGACTCCGGCTATGAGCCCGGCGCCTTTGCCTCCGACGCCTCCGGCAAGATCAAGGTCCTGCTGGCCGACGGCACCGAGGGCGTCTACACCTTGAACTTCTCCGCCTCCGCCAAGAACGTGGGCGAGCAGGTTGCTGACGTTCTCACCGCTAACAGCCATACTGAGAAATACAGCAAAAATCAGGGCATTCAGGAGCTGAAGGGCTTCCTGGGCACCTCCGACTCCGACAACTCCGCTACCGCCCCCTGGAAGACTCCTGTTGAGACTGGTAATACCGGCGCCTTTGTCAACAAGAACATTGATACGAATGGTACTGCTGGTATCAACGCCGCCGACTACAAGGACGGCCGCGCTGCTGGCTATGTCATCGCCTACTCCCTGAACGATGACAATGTGCTGACCATTAAGTCCATCGTGGGCAGCAACGACGAGGTTTCCGCGGTGACCAGCGTCTTCAACCCCGCCGACGTGAAGCAGCAGGCCATGAGCAGCGCCTATGAGAACGGCGCCGCCCGTATCCGCTACAACAGCAACAACAGCCAGATCACCGTAGACAAGAACACTGTGGCCTTCTATTATGACAACAGCAATCCCAGCGATATCACCTACGGCGTGGCTGTCGGCTACAATGAGATGGCTCATGTGGATAACGGCAAGACTGTTTCCGCCCGCTATCTGAACAACCGCTCCGGTACCCTGGCCTCCACCGTGCTGTTTGATGCCAAGGGCGTGGCCGTGGAGAAGGACTATGCCTTCGTTCTGAGCCGCAGCAGCGTGGACAGCAAGTATGCCACCCTGAACGTGGTTCTGATGGACGGCACTGTGACCACCCTGAAGATCACCCGCGACGACTACAACAGTATCTTCAACACCTCCGACGATTTCAGCATTCCCTATGCCTACACCACTGACGGCAACGGTGTTTCCGACCTGACCAAGCCCAACTTCTCCAGCGATGACAACCAGGCCAGCAACCTGGAGATCGTCCGCGGCTATGCCCGTCAGCTGCGCACCGGCACCGTGGCCCTCTACACCGACAAGACCATGACCAACCTGGTTACCGGTACTTACGGCGACGGCACCTTCACCTATGAGAACAACATCTGGAACGTGGAGGACGTGGACAACAGCTATGAGAAGGCTCCTGTCGGCTCCTTCTCCGAGAACGTGGGCCGCGAGGTTGTCATGGTCATCGACAGCGACAAGAACATTGTCCGCGCCGCCTACATTCTGAGCACCCTGGACGGCGTGTATGCCGCCAATGCCAACATTACTGTTCAGCCTGCCGCGAACTCCAATATTACCGAGAACCAGGCGCTGACCCTGTCTGTGACCGCCACCGCTCCCGGCACTCTGAGCTACGAGTGGTTCAAGAGCGCTGACAACAGTACCAACACCCCCAACGACGACACCTCTCTGGTCAATGTGGCTGGCTACACCGGCGCCAAGACCAACACTCTGAGTGTTGCCGCCAACACCCTGTCTGCCGGTTCCCACTACTTCTATGTGAAGGTGACCAACACCGAGACCGGCAAAATCGAGAGCGTCGTGGTCAGCAATCTTGCCACTGTGACCGTGGGTACTTACACCGCCAAGACCATCAGCTACAGCACTGCGGATGCCACCAAATTTGCTGTTTATGCCGGCAACAGCCAGACTCCTCTGACCGAGGAGGACAGCCGTTCCGGCAAGCAGGTGACCATCCCCGCTGATGCCACCACCGTTGCGATCCAGAACTCTGACTGGAATGCTGGAGAAAACTACGCCTTTAATGGCAAGAACTACGAAGTGGATTCCGACAAGTGCATCACTGTAAATGTGGGTGATCTTTCTAACGGTGACACCCCGATTAGCTCCAGCAATTTCACTCAGGTGTATAAGGCTACCTATGAGGTTCCCGGCGCTCCCTATACAAGCGCTGCGGCTCCCGATGCCGAGTTCGATGCTACCTCTGTGACCGCTCCTGCGGCACCTGCTGCTGAGACTGGCTACCAGTTCCTGGGCTGGTATGATGCCACCAACAGCAAGGTTTACAAGCCCGGCGCTACTGTGACTCTTGGCGGTAGCGATGTTACTCTGACCGCTGTGTACGGTTCCACCGTTATGGAGGCTGGTGCTAACGATAAGAGCGCTTCCGACGGTCTGGCCACCGCGCAGTTTAAGTTTGACATCTCTGCTGACATCAGCGCCAAGATTACCAAGCTGACTGCAACTGCCAGCACTGTTGGCGGTGCGACTCTGGGAGGTGGCAAGGACACCAATTCCGTTGCCTTTGCTTCCAACGAGATTGCCCTCACCTTCACGAGCGATGGCGTTGACCTGAGCGGAGCCGCTACGGGCAATACCATTACCTTCAGCATCACTATCTCCTATGAGGCTGGCGGTACGCTGACCCCTGGTGATATTACCTACACTTACGCCTGACCATATTGAAACATCCCCCCGGGCTATGCCCGGGGGGATGTTCTATTTCACCGCGAAATAATGGTATTTGGTGCCGCTGTAGTTCATATAGGAGCGGTTCCGGCTGTCCTGGGTAACGGCGAAGCCGCTGGCCTGGATCTGGATGGCGGGCGTGCATGGTCCGTTGATGTCCTGATAGAACACTGGCCAGCCGTCTACCGCCAGGCCGCCGCTGATGCTTTCGCCGCCGTTGCTTCCATAGCGGTTGCCAAGCGCCATCTCCACCAGAACCGCCCTGGGCCGGAATCCCAGGTGAATCGTGCGGCTGGCGGCATTGTCGCCGGTATAGGCTCCTGTGCTGATCTCGGCCTTCTCCCGTTCCAGCCGCTCCGCCTGGACCTTGGCGGCCCGCATGCCTGTGTCGATCCTGGCAAAGTCCTGATTGAAGTCCGTCCGCAAAAAGCTGTCGGACGGCTCCCATTGGTGCAGTTGATAGTGTTCCGTATAATTTGCCATATTTTTTACATCTCCTCCCTACGTAGGGACACCCCACTATCCGCCGCACGCCCAAACCCGGACAGTCTACAGCCGTGTTTGGAGATTCCGTCTACCAAATGTCTACCACCTGAGGCCCTGAAACCCTTCTGGTTTCAGGGCCTCAGCCCTTTTTCCTTGTCAGGATTGTCTACCAAATGCCTACCAAGTAAACCTTTTCATGCCGTCACCGAGTTTTTTAGGTGAAAACGAGCAGATATTTGTACCTATTTCTCCTTTGTAAGGGGCGTCATACTCCCCTTTCTGTTGTACCACAGACCAACACTTTTGTAAAGCCTCAGAATAATAATATTGATATCCGACATCGCCACGCCGGATATCTTGCACGGGAATCAAGTCATGCAAGTGGAGACCAAAAACTATTGCATGGTAGTGAGGGCGGAAGGTCGTGGAGCCATACTCACCACAAGCAAAATAGCGAATGTGGTCATCGGGGAAAGCTTTGCGAAGACGCTTCCAAAACAACTGTAAATCTCTCTTACACAGTGAAAGGGACTGCATCGCCTCTCCGGTCTCCGGATCAGCATACCAGTGACGGGGTACATGTTCTTCGTCATAGGTCAAAGTCAGGAAATAAGCGGAATCGTGATATTCGAGTTCCATCATACAGCGGTTAGCCCAATCACGGGAGCGGGCTATACGGCAGCCTTCACACTTGCCGCAAGGAATCTCAACCCAGTCAAGCCAGGTCTTTTCAGCGTAAGCGGAAATCTCGGGAACATCTGACGTACAAATGCGACCTTTTCGCAATTCCAGGTGATGAACGCCATAGGGAACTATCTTCATTTCGGCCTTGCCATTCTTCGTGGTGCCAATTCTAAATCCCTTAAGGGGATGAAAACAGGCTATAAAATCACCCTCTCCGTACTCGGTTGGTCTGGTGGTGTCAGTGGGAACCAATATATCAAGATAGTATTGGTTCCCACGACCCTCCAATTTTCAGCCTCAGACGTTAACGCTTTTTGCTAGCAGCCTTACCAGACCAAGTATCACCAACAGCACCACCAATCATCTTAGCATAATCGAAAATATTATCACCCCAAGGAAGGCCAAGCTGGTCAAGAGCTTCACGACCAGAAGCAAGTTCAGGGCCGAAAGCCTGCCAAGCATTAGATGGAAAACTCTCCCTTATATCAAAATCGTGTTTAAAACCAGCTTCCTGCAAATCTTTATTCACAGAAGCGTTAAAAGCAGCAATATCCTTCTGCGTCATAGACTGGACATCATAGCCATACTTCTGAGCGGCAGCATGGATGGAAGCAGCGACCTTCTGAGCGGCGGCGGACTGGTCGGAAGCATACTTTGTACCAGCCAAATGAGCATCCGCAGTATACTTCTGAGCCATAGCCTGGATATTAGCCGTAGAAAGCTGAGTTTGTGCCTGAAGTTCGGAAGTATATTTGGACATAGCCGTATATTTATCCGCGATAGCCTGATTAGACTGAGCAGAAACACGGGTGCCCTCAAGGCTTAAGAAAGAACTAAGCAAACTCCCAAACAAACCAGCAATAGCACCAGTGGCACTATTATCAACGCTGCCCATAGCACCGGACGGGGCACCGGAGCTAGCCGTTGCGCCAGAAGTAACAGCGGCACCGCTACCACCAGTGACAGAAAGGACGGGATTAAGCCCAGCAGCAATTAAGTCACGCACCTCTCGTTGATGGGCAGTAGAGCTCATACGCTCCTGCCAATCTCTATTTTTTTGGGCCTCTTGACTGTTGTACCGACGCATGATTTCGTACTGCGCTTCCTGCCACTTCCGGAGTTGTTCTGCCTGTTGAGCGCTGGCGGCAGTATTGCTGCCCGCAATACCTTGAAGGGCGCCAGTTATAGATCCGGTAGTACTAAGTCGGTATTTATCAAGAGACCCTGGTCTTACAATAGCACCAGGAGAGGCAGTAGTCAAGGCCGACTTAGCCGAATTCATAGCCATAATCTCACCTCTTAGTGATGGTCGATAAGGCCAGGGATACTATACATAGGCATAGGCCGAGTAGCCTTACACTGGACGTAGAGGTCGGCAAACATCTGATTAGACACAGAACTTGTAACAGCAAGTACACGGTCAACATTGGTCTTATCCTCACGAATCCACGCATCAGACAGCTTCGGGAGCTGGGTATACTCATCGGCAAGATGCCAGACATCCAAAGAGGTCGGAGCCTTAGAGCGCATTTCACCGGCAACACGGGACGGCTTGTAACGATAATCGGCCCAGGCTTCCTGATAACCAAAAACCTCATCATCCTGGGCGGTGCCCTGGGCGTAAATTTCCTTGTTCAGAATAGGCTGCTCGCCGATGTTGGCGAAGACAGGGAAATAGTAGTCCAGGCGGTCACGACGAGACCAGAAACGCTCAAGGCCCTGCTGATAGGTATGGTCATAACGGGCAACCATAATGCCGATCACGAAACCATGCTCAACAAAGGACTTAATAAAATCACCATGAACGTCAGTAGTAACAGAGAAAGCGGCAGTATCGCCGAGAGGAGTGCCATCAGCCTGGGTCGCGGAATTCTGGACAACCTGATTGATATTAACAGGTATACGGTTGCCGCCAAGATACTCAGGACGCTGGAGGCGAGCATCGGGAGAGGTAACGCCAAAATGAGACTTGAGAATTTCAATATACCGAGTACCTCCTCTTGCATCCTTTTCGTAAAGCTTCTGAATCTGGAAAGCCATGCGCAACTGATTAATAGTGGCAGCGGAAACGGAGCCATCATCAATCGCCCAAAGATTAGACGGAATGACAGGCATAAAATCAGAGGTGGGAGAAGGAGCGGTAGCTCGAGCCTCAAGGCCATACTCAGTCGACGAACCAGAACCTTGCACGCCGACATAAGGGCCGAAATTATTTGTGTTATACGTCTGCTGCACCATACGCAAAGTTTGAGTGCCGGGGGAAGGCACCAAGGCATCAAGGGCAACGACCGGAAGATTGGCACCCTGAGAAACAGGAATGGTTACATCAGGGCCTTTCTGCGGAGCGGGAAGGGCAGAGGTGAAATAGTCATGGAACTTGGCCGCCTTAAAGGGCATACCGCCTTTGACAACATCGGTGATATAGTTTGTACCGTTGGAACCTGCGAGGGTAGCATCATCCACAGGGATGTTGAGGGGGTCAGAGAGATTCTCATCACGGAACCACTCATTCATGATGAGGGCGTAGGCACGGAAAGGCAGCGCGTTAACGGAAAGATTAGCAACACCGGTAGGGATACCCATGTAATCGGCAATCGAACCAATAGACCAACCGCCGGAAGGAGCAGTCACCTGAGGGACGGAATACTCGGTGGTGGGAATCCAAGCGGACTGTGTATTCTCACCCATCAGCTCACGCCAATGTTGCCAAACAATACGGTTAGGCACAAAGTAAAAATAAGTGTCCAAGTAAAGATTATCCATCATGGGAGTAAGCAGAGTTTGCAGACGGGCAACCATGGATGTCTTTAGCTGAAAAGTATCACCGGGAAGAACTTCATCCACATAGAAGGGGATAACGTCTCCGACGTTGAAACTGAGTTTAACACTATGATCACGCCGAAAAGTGCTACGAGCAATGTCAAGGTTAGTAGGATTAAGAGCAAATCTTGTATTTTCATTACGAGACAAATTAATACCTCCAGTCTGTAACGGTTGTTCAAAAGGAGGGGCCCATGGGGCCCCTCGCTCTCTGTTGTTCACACGGCCAGGGCGGCCGTGTAGGCTGCTTTAATCAGATTCAGCCAATGTCAGGAATATGAAATTTAACCAGCGGGTGAGGCTGGGGCGGGGGTAGATGCATCACCTCCTTCACTGGAATGGCCCTGGGAGGCCGTAGGAGGCTCACCAGCGGGATTTTGAGAGGCGGGTGGTGTAACCATACCCATAGCCTCTAACCAGCTCTCAGAGCCTGCCTGGGCGAGCCAAGCATGGAAAGATTGGCCGAACTTCTCACGGGTTTCGAGGGGTAAGCTCATAAACGTCTGCTCGGCCTCTATCATGTGATTGAGCAACCCGGCATAGGTCTGGGGCATCTGGCTGAAATCACCAAACATACCTTGCACCTTTTGCAGGGCGGCAGTATCACCGGCATTGAACCTGTCCATGATTTTATGAAGATCGACAGAATCCTTGTGGCTCTGGATAAAGGCGTAGAGGTCCTCTTTACCACTCTCCTTGAGGGTCATAACACCAAAGCGGTCGAACTCGGGGGAATAGAGAATCTTTTCGCCGGAGCCGGGCTCAGAGCAAAAATGCTCCTGATCGCGGTGCCAAGTCTGGAACATCAGACATCCTCCTTCTGCTGCATAGAGCGAAGAACCTCCGCGCCGTCGGAAATGAGCTCATGAAGCTGCGCCGGAATGAGAACGCCCTTATCGGAATCGAACTCACCGATGCGGAAAAGCTGAAAATCGGAAGCATGGGTAAAGAGCACACCTTTGGATTCCATGATAGCGTTAGCAAAATTGCGAGCGGCGATATAGTCGTTCTGCTCAGTGTTGAGACCGAAGAAACCGGAACGCAGGTCACGAATGGCGTAAACGTTAAGCATCATTTTTATCATCCTCCAAAAAACCAGAAATTTCAATCAAACGGATTTGAAGCTCCAAGGCCATCAACTGGTAAAAATAAACTAGTAAAAATCGAGGCCACAAACTGGTAAAAATAAACTAGTAAAAATCGAGGCCAGAAACTAGTAAAAGTCGAGCTCCGTATAACCAGAAAGTTCAATTAAGCGGATTTGCAACTCCAGGGCAAGGAACTCATAAAAATCAAGCTCCATATCGAGAGAGCGCCAAACTTTGGCGGCCAGCTCGTAACAGTCGGCATCGAGATTCAACCGGACACAGACGGTAGCACGTTCGTCATTCACATCCTGATACCTCCGCGATAGATTTTGGGATTCACATTGATTCGCTTGGAATTGACAGCGGTGTGGCGAAAGACTTGCCTATCCTGGGAACGCTTCATACGTCGAGCCATAATTACAACTCCCTTCTCAAATTTTTTATACGATTATGGAGCACGCGCTCCTGGGTCTCGAGGATTTCTTCGTAGGTCATAGTGGACTGGGCCAGCTTGGCCTTCTTGCCTTCCTCGGCAAAGTGCTTGCGCTTGGCCTTAATCTCAGCCATAAGCTCCGGTTGTTCCAGGTCAAACAGCTTATCGAAATACTTAGGGGGACGAATCTTACGGCCACCATCTGGGGTGGAGATAGAGATAGTATCATACTCCATGCACTCGGGATGATCGTCATACCATTGACGGCCAATACCAGGGCGGCGGGACATGTCGACATACTCCGGGTCGATATTAAACGTCTGGTAGACATCGGCCTCGGGGCCAGAGGCTTTCTTGAGGACGTACCGGGCGACGTAAGCGCATGTCTCCCAATTGACTTGACCAACCAAGACATAGCCAATAGGCTTCCGAATGCAAGGGGTGTCATACGCCCCT